GCGCTACCTCGACGAGCGCCGGCACGGGTCGGGCGTGGTCTGGGACGGCGAGCGCCTGGACGAGCTGGTGGAGTGGGGTCGGGCGAACCTCTCCGGGATCTTCGGCCCCATGGAATGGGACCCGTGGGCCGTGTGGGCCATGGCTATGTTCGTCGCCCGGCGTGGAGAGGACGGCCTCCCGCTCACCCGCGACCTCGTCCTGCAAGTCCCGCGAGGGTGCGGCAAGACGCAGATCGCCGCCGCGCTCGCCGGCTGGAGCCTCGAGCGGGCGTGTCTCGAGGACAAGAAGGGCGTCGAGATCGTCATCCTCGCAACCCTCCGCGACAAAGCCGTCGACGTCATCCGCCGCCTCGAGGGGATTCCGAATTGCAAGTCCAAGGCGTGGAAGGTCATGGGCATCAACGGCGCCCGGCCCGCAACCCTCGAGGCGTCGGCCGGCGCGATCAAAGCGGCCTCGTCCACGCCGCAGAATGCGGACGGGATTAGCCCGTCGCTCGTCATCCTGGACGAAGCGAGCCGCATGGACGAGACGTTCAACCGCGCCCGCTCCAGCACCATGAAGGTCCCGTGGAGCCAGACGCTTGTCATCACGACGCCGGACGTCGACCAGTACCACACGCCATACGGTGCCATGCTTCGGACGATCGAGGAGGCGCTCGACAACGGCAAGCCGCTCCCGCTCGGGACGCTCGCGGTCATGCACCAGGCGGACGCCGAGGACGACCCGTCGAACCCGCTCACCTGGGCGAAGGCGAACCCGGCGCTCGGCATCCGAATCCAGCCGGCCGAGTACGAGCGGCGCCTCTGCGAGCTGAACGACCCGAAGCAGCGCGAGGAGTTCTACACGCAATGCCTGTCGACCTTTACCAACGACCTGTCCGCCGCGATTCCCATCCAGTATTTTGACGAGTGCGTCGACGACTGGGACCTCGAATCGGTGCGCGGCTTGCCGGCAATGGTCGGCATTGACTTCTCGATCGGCGGCTACAGCGGCGCCCAATGCGACCTGACGAGCCTCAATCTAGCCGTGTGGGACGGCGTGAAATTGCGGTCGAGAAACTGGCATTGGTGGGCCGGGAGGAGCATGGCCGACGACGAGACGCGGACCCGGATGCCGCTCCGCAAGTGGGAGGCGGAGGGGTTCGTCCGCAAGTCCGGCGAGGTCATCAACCTCGACGACGTGCGCGACGTGGTCGCCATGGTGGCCCGGACCGTCGACCTGAAATTCATCGTCTGCGACCCCGCCGCCGGCCAGGCGGGACGGGTCCAGCGGTGGGAGTCGGAGTACGGGTGGCCCGTGTCCAGGGCGCCCCGGAGCGCGGTCTACATGGGGTCCGCGTGGGCCATCTGGCAGGAGTTCGTCCGCGGCCGGCGCATCGCATTCCACACGGACCCGGTCCTGCGTGGAGCGATTGAATCGAGCAAGACCGAGACCGGGCCGACCGGACTCGTCACCGTTCGCAAGAGTACGGAACGCTCCAACAACGACCCGCTCATCGCGTGCATCGTCGCCATCAAGGCGATGAACGACCGCGAGATGCTCTCGCAATCCATGTACGGCGCGGACGCTAGCCGCATCGCGTTCTAGCAATCTCCGCGGGACTCCCGCGGAAGGGGCTAGACAACGCTGCCGCAATACTCGCAAATGCGGGCCATGTCGATTTGGTCCCGCCTCTTCAAGCGATCAATGCCCGCGATTACGTGGGAATCGCCTGTCAATTGGTACGCCGGCTCGATCGACTCGATCCCCGCCGTCCAGCGGTGCATCCATACGATCGCGTCCGACATTGCGCGATGCCCGGTCACGGTCACCGACGGCGACGGGAACCACGTCGAGGGCGCCTCGGCGGTGGACCTGCTCTCCGGCCAGGCGTGGGGCGACGTCCTCACCGGCACGGACCTCCGCCGGTGGATGGTTGCCGAGACCCTCACCACGGGCAATGCGTTCGCCGTGGTGGTCGTCGACACGTCCGGCGCCCCGATCGCGCTCCGGCCGATTGCGACCGCCGACGTCTCGATGCAGCAGCAGACGGACGGGACGATCGAGTGGAGCTACCAGGGCCAGCCGTTCGACTACGGCTTCGTGCTGCACTTCAAGGCGCTCCCGACGCCGGGGAATCCCTACTGGGGGACCTCGCCGCTCGCCGCCGCCTCGACCACGCTCGAGGGCCTCGCCGCTCTCGAGGCCGCGTTCAAGGTGATCTCGCAGGGTGGCGGTCTGGGGAAGCTCGCGTTTAGCCATCCCGGCGCCCTCCAGCCGGCCGTCCGCGACGCCATGCGTACCGCGTTCATGGCGCAGCACGGCTCCGCCGCGACGGTCGGTACGCCGATCTTTGTCGGCGAGGGCATGAAGGTCGAGCAGCTGGCGCAGACGATGGTCTCCGACCTCGCCTCCGCCCGCGCCGCCGGCGCGAAGGAAGTCGCGTCGATCTTCGGCATCCCGTCCGCCATGCTCGACGCGAGCGACGCCCGCACCCAGCCGGAGATCGCGCAGATGTACTGCAACGCGCTCCTCGGGTGGAGCGCGAGCTGGATGGCCGAGGTCACCTCGAAGCTCGCCGCGCCTGGCACGAAGGTCGCGCTCGACTTCTCCCCGATCACCCAGGGCGATTTCCGCACCGCCGGCCGCGCCTACGCGCAGCTCCTCCAGGTCGGCGCCCTCGCACCGAACGACGTCCGCGCCCGGCTCGGCTTCGCGCCGTGGCCCGGCCTTGACGAGCCGAAGCCCGTGATCTCGGGCGTCACCGACCCCAACGCCGCCGCGGACGCCGCGGGGCAGGAGGTGGACCCCAATGCGTGAGATTCGAGCGCAGCTCACCGAGAGCGGCGACGGCATGATCCGCGGCTATGCGGCCGTGTTCAACAGCTGGAGCAAGCCGATCTCCGAGCGCGGCCGCGTGTTCCGCGAACAGATCAAGCCCGGCGCCCTGAAGCCCGAGGGCAACGTCTCCCTCTGGTGGATGCACGACCAGACCGACCCGCTCGCGAACACCAAGAGCGGCACCTTGACCGTTACCGAGGACGAGCGCGGTCTCGCGTTTGTCGCCGACATCGGGAACACCCAGCGCGCCAACGAGATCCGCGATCTCGTCCGCCGCGGCGTGGTCTCCGAAATGTCGATCGGTTTCGTCGTGAACCAAGACACCTGGGACGGGACGACCTCCCGCACCATCACCTCTGCACGTCTGCACGAGGTTTCCCTTGTTGAGAACGCGGCTTACAACGGGACGCTCGCCGCCGTCCGAAAGGATTCGACCATGCCCCTGAAGGAAGATCGCGCTCGCGTTGCCGAGCTGAAGAACGAGTATCCGTCCGCCACCGACGAGCGCCAGCTCGCCATCCTCGAGGAGATCGGCGAAGCCGAGGAGCGCATCGCCTCCGAGAAGTCCGTCCTCGAGGCCCGCATCAAGGCCCCGGCCATTATCACCAGCTCGAACCGCGTCGCCTCCCCGGCGAAGGACGAGACCCGCGAGTGGTTCCGCGGCGGCTTCCGCAGCAACCGCGCGATGGGCATCAACATCTCCGGCGGCTCGGCGAACCTCTCGACCGCAGGAACGGAGCCGGTCCTCTCGTCGACCTTCATCAAGGCGCTCGACCAGGAGAGCGTGATGCGTTCGCTCGCGTCCGTCGAGACGCGCGGCGTCGATTACGACATCCCGGTCATCAGCCAGCGCCTCACCGCGGCCCTCGTTGCCGAAGGCGCCTCCTACGGCTCGCAGGACTTCACAGCGACCCGTGTGCAGTTCACGGCGTACAAGTCGGCCATCTACACCGACGTCACCGAGGAGGCCCTCCAGGACACCGTCTGGGACCTCGCCTCGAACGTCGTGAGCGAACACGCTCGCGCGCACAGCCGTCTGTGGGAAGGTTTCTTCCACACCGGAACCGGTTCCAGCCAGCCCCGCGGCATCTTCCACTCGGGCGCCGGCTACACGGGCGTCAACTACACCGCCGCCGCGGCCCCGACCGTCGAAAAGGTCATCGACCTGTACTACTCGCTGAACCCGGCCTACCTCCCGAACGCCGCATGGTTGATGAACCAGGCAGTCTGGGGAGCGATCGTCAAGTCCAGCACCAACGCCAAGTACGTGCTGAACGGCGAGAACGGCTA